TCTTCCTAGTCTTAGGTACTAACTCTTGATTAGTATTCTCTTTGAGATGCTCTTCCATAAAATCGAAGTAACGAGCGACAGTCTCTTCCCAAGTCTCTCGCCTATTTTCTTCGGGTAGCCACCTAGCATATCTGCTAAGTGCTATAAAATTCTGATAGTCATTTGGTAATATCTTCAATGTAGCCTCCTCGCTTCTTGTTCTCTTTCTTCTTGTTAATAATAGTCTTGGTATGCCATAGTCTATCGTGCCTAAGAGCATACTCCAATTTGTTTTTGACGGGATGTGGTTTAGTTCTATTTATTTTAGTCATAACATCCTCCTTATCTCATTGATTCAAGACCAATAGATTTTAAAATATGGGTGATTACATCAACCACCCACGCATTGCCAAGTGCTTTATAAGAACCCGACTTACTGATACCAACATCATTAACATAATTAGATGGCAGCCCCATAAGTCTTGTACATTCTATCACACTTAGTTTCCTAAAAGCAACGTGAGGCTGTGTTAGACAGGTGACTATCTCTGCATACTTATTATCTGCAAAGGCAATCCTTCCTATCCTTTGAATCTTTAAGTCATCACCTCTAGTTACCAGTATCCTCCCCTGACTATCCCATCTCCATTTAAAAGTATTCTCATACTTGGAATTTTTTAATAGTTTTTTGACTTCAGATGTTATGACATCATCCGTTAGAGTATCTCTATTAGGAACTGGATATTCTAATACATCATTAATTGTTACATCTTTATGGATGATGGGGTTAATAGGTACTTGAACATAACTATCCCCCACTCTCTTGCCAACCCAATACAATCTATTGCGAGATTGAGGTATAAAAGCATTAGCATTTATACATACAGGTTGTATACCTAAGTGACTACTAATTACATCCATATAACTCTGCTTCATCCTTACATTTTCAAGAAGGAAATATCTAGGTAGGGTCTCTTTTAAAATTCTCACAAATTCAAAGAACAGTTTGGATTGGGGATGCTCGAAGTTTAACTGACCTCCCGAAAAACTAAATCCTTGACAGGGTGAACCAGCAAAAAGTATATTTATCTCAGGCAGATTAGAACCCTTTATATTCCTAACATCACCCAACTGCACTGTCCTTTTAGGATGGTTGTGCATTGTAATTTTAATAGGTGTCTTATCAATCTCACTAGCTAGGTGCATATAATGGTGCATACCTGCCTGTTTTAATGCTACTTGAGAGCAAGATATACCATCAAATAGCGATAGGTTTACATCCATACTTACTCTTCCTCTATAGGTTCAATCTCTATGTTTATCATCTTCTTACCCTTATCATCTAAATAGGTATTGTAAGTTAAGCGTCCATTCCTATACATAAGAACAGCATCTGTTATCCCCCTATCATAACATTTAGTGCCGTGCCTCCATAGTAGGAAAGCACCCGTTATAATAAAGGCTAACATTAATAGTATAAAATTTTCAGTGGGTATCGTCAACATCTTCAAACTCCTCACGGTTATCAATTAATTTATCCTCGAACTCGTGTAGTAAATCTTCCGATGTTATATCCAAGACTTCACACAGAGTACAAGGGTCTATAGACTCTTGAACTATTCGTTCTTTTAATTCATTTAGGGTTAGAGACACCCTCCACCTCCTGCTGTTCTATGAGTTTATCCAAGAACCATCTACACTTTTTCAAATCCTCAACTCCATTCTTGTGCTTCCACCTCGCTAGATACTTCTGACACGAGGCGGTGAGGTAATCCATATCTTGGTCTATGATAAAATCTATGACCTCAATCTTACCCTTCTTGTAATGACTAGGATTTATAGTCGATTCAAAAGGGGACATAGGTGGTGAGGGTGGATGTCTAGGTTCTAATACACCCTTATATGAAACTTCTAATTCTTTGTCCATTTCTTTAACTCCTCTATTTGTGCGGTGGAAAATATTTTAATATCATATTTATTACACCACTGAGTATAAGTAATCTTGTTACCCTTAGCAACTTTGGAATCAGGGCGAGGCATCAAGAAGATTAATTCCTTGCCTTCAAACTTTAGTTGTTCAGCAATTGATTTATACTTCTGTCTATCCCCGCTTCTGAAGAACCCTTTAACCTCGATATAATACTTACCCTTAACAAAGTCAGGGGTGTAGTTCTTTCGTATCGTATAGGCTACTCTACAGGGTTCATATTCCCATTCCTTTCCTAATGCTATGGCACATTCCTTCTCTAACTTAGACCGAAACTTTGTTGCCATCTTTGTCCACCTCTATAACATTAGGTACATTCTCAACTTCAACCAAGTAGCGTGGTCCATTAGCATAGATGAATGTTCTGAGGTCATCACCCCAACACTCGTGCTTGAATGAACAATAACTACAACCCACAGGTAACTTCATATTACCTGCCTTACCGTCAGGCACTGGCTTATAGCATCTCTTAGGTGGCTTAGACAACTTAACTATATTCTTGATAGCCTTAATCCTTTCTACTATTGAGAAGAAATTTAGTTTAGTCCAGTACCACATACTTTCATCAGCCATATCATACTTCAGGTATGTGAGATGTCCGTTAGTCTTATCCATTACTAACCAACCTACATCTGTAGTACCCTCTGAATGAGCGTAGCCTTTGATTTGGTCTACATATCCGAATGGGTCATCGTTAATCAAAGAACCATCTTTGAACTTCTTGAAACCATAAGGTGATGAAGACTTAACATCAGTCAGTACACCATCAATCTTACAGTCCATAGAACCTTTGATACCATCTACCTCTGCTCTCTTCTGTTCATCAGTTACCTGATGTCCTGAGAGTTTCGCTAGAGCGAGTACCATTTCCTCAATTAGATGACCATAGAGGAACTTGATACGAGTGTGAGGCATAAGTTCCTCACCCTTATATCCATTATAAGAATACCACAACTGTCTATCCTTCTTACCTATGTTAGACATACGAAGTTTCCGTCTGTCAAACTTATGTTCTGTGATATTATACTTCAAGATTTTCTTCACATTCTCACCGAAGTCATCTATTATTTTATCGACATCTACACCATCAGAAATTTCTTTGGTGTCAATCATTTGATATATGTCGCTTACTAGAGTATCTGTACTCATTTCTTTTGCTCCTTTGGAAGAGTCACATCACTCCAATAGTTTTTACCTCTTTCAAAACCTAAGCATTGCATAGCATAACTCAAGTCATCTAGGTTTCTCATATCACTTAAATATAAATCATTTGTTTCCGTCATCATATTTAATGCTCGTCTTAGTTCGTTATAACCTTTACATAGTTTCTCATAATGCTCTATATTTATAGTTATAACTACTTTATTTTTACTTCTATATTTTACTGATGTATCTGTACTCATAGTACCTCCTTATTAAGTTCATCTATAGGTATTACATATAGATTTGGACTTTTTCCATATTGTTTTATAGGGTAGTTAGAAGCAAACTCTTTTGTTACCCTATATCTATCAGGATAAAGTCTTTCGCCTGTACTATCTTTATATATTATCTCAACCATACAGGGAACTTTAAAAGTTGCTACTCCTATAGCCCTTCTTCCATCTCCTCCATTCCAAATTGGAGTTTTTATCTGAACTAATGTGTCTGTTGCCACGATTTACCTACCTTATATTCACCGTCCAGTGGACAGTTTAAGTTAAAAGATTTACCTGCTTGTACTATTGAACCAACCGCTAGACCTCCGAAGAAATCTGCTTGGTCTTCCCTGACTTCACATTGGAACTCATCGTGTACATTGAGTACAAACTTGTAGTCTATCTTATATCTCTTTGCGTATTCATCTAGCAATACCAAAGCCTTCTTCATTATTACTGCACCTGCACTCTGTAGTAGAGTGTTAAGTGCTGAGTGCTCAGAGCGTATATGTAGTTTCCTACCATCTAAACCTCGAACCCAACCTTGCTTACATTTATGTTGTACATTTCTTCTTAGTTCTCTCAGTGCAGGAGTATTATCAAGAAAGTTCTTCTTGAGTAGACGACCACGAGGAGCACCTCCACCTGCAACCTGACCTATCTTAACATCACCTGCTCCGTATAGGAAAGCATAGATGAAAGTCTTGGCTTGGTCTCTAGTCTGTAGTCCTGCTGACTTCTGATTAGCAGTATGAATGTCACCAGTGACTACTTCTTTAGTGTACTTAGAGTCATTCATATAGTGTGCTAACATTCTCAACTCGAGACCACTAGCATCTATACCTACTAAACTATAGCCATCAGGTACAGTCCATAGGTCACGACAGTCAGCACCATAGCCACCATCAAAACCCCATAAGACATTACCGTCCTTATCATATTTGGACGCAGGTACTTGAGCACAGTTAGGTTTGGAGTGAGTCATTCGTCCTGTCACTGCACCACAAGAGTTAACCTTACCGTGTACCCTGCCTGTCTTATCATCAATAGCCTCTACCCAACTCTTGACCATAGCGATACGCTTAGTCAGTGTCAGATAATCTACAATCAACTGTGCTTCAGGTATATTCACAGTCTTGAGAACTTTCTCATCTACAATCACATTACCCTTATCAGTAAATGCTTTAGGTTTCCAACCGAAGTGCTGTAGATACTTAGCTATCTGCTGACGAGAACCTAGATTGAACTCAGGATACGCATAGTATCCCCAGTCTGCTTCACCATCATCATTATAATTATAATGTGCACCTTTATCTAACTGTGCCTGATAGCGTTTAGATATTGAACCATCTTTATTCTTAGCTTTATTCATAGGATGTACGAGAGGTATCCATACAGGAAGAGGTTCAAATCTCTCGTGTACCTCATCCTCTATATCTAATACCTTCTCTTTCATTTCAGCGAGTAGTTCATACGCTCTCTTCTCATTTAGAATCATACCATTATCGGTCTGTTCTCTTATGATATCAGCAGTCTTGTGTTCTATCTCTGCTGATGCTGTGTCTTCCTGTTCATTAAGGTGCTCATATAAAGCCTTAGTGACCCTTACATCTTGTTGGCAATACTTCACCATCTCTCGGGTACACTTTTTCCAACCACCTTGATAGTCGTCCTTGTAAGTACCCAGTCTCTCACCCCAAGATTTTAAAGAGTGACCACCCTCTAAACTTGGGTTGCTAAGTCTACTAAGTACGAGAGTGTCCCGTAGATTAAAGTCCCAACCCAACCCACTAATCCTACGCAGGATAGGAACATCAAAAGAAATAATGTTGTGTCCCACAAGAGTATCGACCCCTTCTGAATCCAACCAGTCTTGAAAGTATCCATAATTATTTTTCCCTATAAAGTTATATACAGTAGGCTCACCGTTATCAAGCATCGCACATATACAATGTATTCGAGTAGCGATGAGTCCGTCAGTTTCTATATCAAAAAAAGCCTTCAACATCTTCTTGCACCTCCGTCAGTCTGCCTGTCTCACTATCATATTGTAGTTTACAAGCCTTACCAGTTAAACCTGAGAACCTATTCTTTAGAACTCTAACAGTCGTTTGATTCCTAATGATAGGGTCTTCTGCCTGTTGATTACGCTCTAAGCCTAAGACGATATCAGATAATTGTGCGATAGAGGACGAACCTCTTAACTCTGCTAGGCTTATCTGTCCACCGTCCTCGTGTGCTCTACCTTGAGGTCGTCTGAGGTGAGATATGAGGAATAAGCCTACTCCTGTCTCTTGTACTATCTTTCTCAGTTTAGTCATAATAGCATCAATAGTCTTACGCTCATCTAGTGTACCGTCTTGGTCACTGACCACTATAGATAGGTGGTCTAACACTATCCACTTACAATCGTAAGATTTAGCATAGGTTCTGATTACATTGAGCAGAGAATCTTCCGACATACTACCGAAGTGGTCATAGAAATATACATTCTTATCACCGACAGACCTCTGCCATAAATCTTTCTTCACCTCATCACTCAACTCTCGTTCAAACTGAGGTATGTGGATAGGTACATTAGCCTCTATAGACATCAGACCCTTCACACTACGCTCGATAGATTCTTCCAAGTGAATGATTGCAAGATTATCATTAGTGGTATTTAGTATGTATGCTTCCAGTTCCTTAACGACACTGGTCTTACCCATACCTGCACCACTAGTAATAGTTACTAACTCTTTCTCTCTGAATCCATAAGTGAGTCCATTGAGACCTCGCCACGGATAATCTATAGTTACTATGTTCTCATCTTTTAATAGATGCTCCCAAGTATCACTACCTTTAATGATACCGGCAGGTGTATAAGATTCAGAAGACCACCAAGCATTAGTAAACTCCTTGACCTTACCTGCCATAAGCATCTCACTAGCATCCTTCATAGGTAGTTTACATATCTTCAGTTTACCGACAGAGATTATATCCTGTACAGATTTAACTGCTTCCCAACCTGCTTTATCTTGGTCGAAACATAGAACTATATTATCGAATGACTCGATATATTCTAGGTTCTCTTTAACATCTCTCGATGCAGAAGAAGAACCATTCTTTAGAGAGACCACCTGCCACTTACCATCGAACATCTCACTGACGGATAGAGCGTCTAGTTCACCCTCTGTAATTGTTAGGTACTTACCGCCGGAACGATTAGCATTCTGTCCGAATAGACCCGAACCCTTATTAGTACCTATGATTTGAAATTCCTTAGTCTCGACAGTTCTCTCTTTATATCCGAGCAGCCTATTGCTCTCGTTAGAGTCGTAGTATGGGTAGTAATGTTTCTCTACCTTACCTGCCTTATCGAAACCTACAGTCACACCAAACTTCGATGTGATTTTAGACGATATTCTTCTGTCTCTGATAG